GAGAGCTAGGGTTGCAGGTAAAACTAAAGCTGCAGGAGTGTACAGGAAGTTCATCGAAGCGCAAAAAAAGAAAACGAAAGAAAGACGAAGACGAACATAATAAACATTGGGGCATAGGAGGTTTCTAATGATAAAAATTACTGACGAATTGAAAGCACGAGTACAGGACCACGAAGGCCTAAGGACATCTGTTTATCTCGACACACTGGGAAAAAAAACTGTGGGCATAGGCCACCTCGTACAAGACCACGAACTTGAAAGATTTGCAGAGGGAGTAGAAATACCCATGGATGAAATAATGGAGATATTTGAAATGGATTTAAACAGAGCGGCAGCAGGAGCCGATATGTTAATAGAAGATAATGTTGGACACGATTTGCCTCAGCACGTAGGTGAGGTGATTCTTGAGATGGTGTTTCAGCTGGGGACAACGGGTGTATCTAAGTTTAAAAAATTTTGGAAAGCACTAAGAGTTAAAGACTGGAAGAAAGCAGCGGAAGAAATGAAAGACAGCAGGTGGCATTCACAGACTCCGAGACGCTGTGAGTCGTTAGCAGAAATTGTAGCTAATACTTAGTCTCTACTTTTTCTTACAGTTTTTTGATGTGACTCTAACGCATCCCACACCTCAACCTTTGACCAATGAGCCATGACACATTTAGATATGTCCTCGTGTAAAACTTTCAACCAACTAATATCCATCGGTATACTTCTACCTTTGTTATCAGCGATGTGATCTACTTCTTCATTAGTTAAAGATAAATTTAATTTACCATTGTCATAAGTTATTCTCATTTTATTTCTCCCCAATTGATTCCTATTTTTGCCTCACATTTTACAGGCACATGAAGTTCAACGGCAGACTCCATCGTATCTTTTATTTCTTTTACCTGGGTCTCATTGGCTATAGAAATATTTAGTTCGTCATGTATTTGTATCATAGGAATGATCCCATGATTATTCCACAAATCAACCATGGCTTTCTTGGTTTGATCTGCCGCTGAACCTTGTATTAACCTATTTAATGCACGATAGGTTCCTGCTCTTTTCATCTCATTCCACGCCCAAGTTTTCTTGGCGTTTTCATAACTCATCATTCTTTTGTCGTGAAAGTCTTTGTTCTCCCACAAATCAAATCGACATCTACGACCGAGCAGAGTATTTATAAATCCGTTTTGTTCTGTATATCTAGTTGCACGAACAATTATGTTGTTTAAGAAGTGAACATTATCATTGTATTTTTTCTTCAAAGCCTTTGCTTTGTCTTGACTAATATCTAGAGAGTTAGCTAGTTTTACTATGCCCATGCCATACATAAGTCCCAGACCTATAGTTTTGGCTTCTTTCCTTGATATTTGCGCCATATCAGCAGTTACTTGATGGAAGTCCTTTCCTTCATGAAAGAACTTAATTAGGGTCTCAGCGCCCTCTAAATCGTGTTTTTTGGCATAATGTACGAGCAATCTAGGCTCTTGTTGAGAATAATCGAGAGAAACCCACTTTTCTGCCTTTTCTGGTAAAAACAAAGATCTGATCTTTGGACCTATGATTTCATTACGAGAAGGGACCTGTTGCAAGTTAGGATTATTCATGGACAACCGACCACTAACCGTCCCACCAAACTCACTTTTTAGTTGGTTGATTTCGGCATGAATTCTGCCCTTCACATTGTGTTTTAGTATTGAGTCAATGAATGTGGTGTGTGCTTTATTATATTCTCTAGCTACAGATATTGATCGAATCAAAGGATTCTCACTGTCCTTCATGGCCTCGTTACTTATCTTCGCTTGTTTATTTTTCTCAGTATACTCATACTTCTCTCCGAGCTTATCAAAAACTTTTTGTAGTGATGCAGCTGTGTAGATGTCAGAGGCATCAATTTTTATACCTGTTTCTTTTTTAATGTTGTTATAAATTTTTTCTTCTTCTGATTTAAAAAACTTTTTTGTTTTCTCAGCCCGGTCAAGATCAACACGAACACCTTTCCATCTCATCTCCAAAAGCAAACGGAGTAGATCTGTTTCTAAATTAAACACATCAGTCAGTCCTTGCTTTTGTATCTCAACTCTAAGAAACTCCCACAGTTTGTAAGTTAACTTTGTATCTTGTTCTGCGTACACACCAACATATTCTACAGGAACTAAGTGCATGTTCTCTATGGCTTTGAACCCATGTTCTTTACCAAAGTCTTCTAAGATGTTGCCTTGCTTTCTTTCTCCTAAATAATCTTTTGCTAAATTATTTAAACTATAACTAAATCTATTCTCATCTACCAAAGGAGCAGCTATCAAAGTATCATATACTTTAGTGACGTCACACTCGACACCCCATCGTCTAAGCCAACCTAAATCATAAACTGCGTTGTGACATAAAACTATTGGGTCCTCTTTGAATAATTTTCGTAGCCACTTCTTCACATCTTCCTCAGGAAAGTTTCCTCCTCGTTCATGTCTTACCGGGAAGTACCCATCAAATCCTTCAAAAGATATGGCAACACCTACAACAAAACCTTTGTTTGTTGCCCACCCACCACCAAGAGTTTTAATATCTGGATCGTATGTTTCTAAATCTATGGCAACTTGTTTGATACCAGATACATCTGGAAAGTTTGGTCTCGTCCACTCTGGTTTGTTTTCTTTCTTTAACAAATCCATTTGTTGTTCAAATATCATCTAAGAACCTCTTCAAATTCGTATTGAGAAGTAGAGGGCACGACAAAAAGATTCTCTTTGGCCCTTGTCATTCCCACATAAAAAACTCTTCTTTCGTCATCTCTATTGTAAGACATCTCGTCGATAATTCTTTTAGATATGTCAGAAAACAAAACCACATTCTGACTCTCTCCACCTTTTGCACCATGAATGGTAGATAGTTTTATACTTGCTCTTTTATCTAAGTCATATCCTCTTTTTAGAATCTGCCTCATGTAATTTATCTCATTCTCAGCTATACCATTTAGAGCGACTTGCCATGGCGTGTTTATATCAACTCTCAAACCCCACTCTGTAGAGAGAGTGTCATAGCTATATTTAATCTCTTCATCTGCACCAGGCATTTTCTTTTTACCTCGAGCTATGCCCTTATCTCCTGATCTAATGTATTGATACATAGTTTTTACATCTGACAAAGATACCTCGTGACCTAATTGTAAATTTTTCCAACAGTTGTAAGCAACCAAAACATCATCTTTAATTGACAACTTATTATTTTTTTCAAATAAATATCCTTTGCTTTTTAAATCGGCAGCTATCTCGTTTAAATAATAATTAGTCCTGCATAAAATGAGCCACTCATTCTTTCTTAAATTTAATCTCTCAAACACCACATTTGAAACTGTGCCCTCGTCCTGACGAGGATTCCAATCTTTCGGGATTCTATTTTTTATTCTGTTAATCAATCTATTTGCTCTAACGAATACACTGTTTGGTATTCTATATGATTGATTTAAAACTTGTAAGTGGCAATTTAAGTTGATTAATTTAGATACCTCTGCACCACTCCACCCATATATAGCTTGATCATCGTCCCCGGCTAAGTAAACAATTTTTGCTTGGTTTATCATAGTGTGAACCATATCCCACTCAGACGCTTTCAAATCTTGAACCTCGTCTACAATCACCACATCTAGCTTTGGCGACTGCTTTGTTTTGTTAAACTCTGTAATTAAGTCTGTGTAATCTTTTATACCTTTTTGTTTTTTAAACATTCGATAGTTTTTATCTATGCGTTGCAATCTTTCAAAGCCGCCCTGCACATGACCTGCCTTTTTAAACTCTTCATACAAAGAAGTATTCTTCACTCTATACAAATCAATCAAGTGAATCCCATCAGGATCTCTACCTATGACTCCTCCGTTGTTGTTAATCGAGCTCGCAATATCTACACCAAATTCTTTTTTAAAATCTTCAAAGTCTTGATCTTGTATAATATCTGTGTGAGTGCAACCTAAAAATTGATAGGCTAGTGAGTGTAAAGTTCTAAACCATTTGAACTCTTTTCTTTCTATCTTAAACTTATTAACTGCCCTGAAGATAGCTTCATTAGCAGCTTTTCTTGTAAAAGAAAAATAACCAATGCGATCTGGTTCTAAATCTTTTTGTAAATTATCCTCAACATATTTTAGTAGCGTCGTTGTTTTACCTGTGCCTGGAGGACCGATGATTTTGTGAACGTGATTTAAAATGGAATATCCTCCGTCTCTTGCACAGGCTCCTCTGCCTCAATCCTTTCTATTGTATTAAACTTATCATTATCCACGAACCAAACTAATTGACCGGGTTTATTATTTAATTTTCTTTTGGTGCAGTCGCCACCTAACTGTCTAATAAAAACTGCAACTTGGTTTGTTGTCAAAGCAGAATACTTTCTGTTTCTCATGTACTCTTGTAGTTGATCAATACGAAAGAACACTTTGTTTTCTCCATCGTCCACGAAACACTGACCAGTGAGAATATCATCTAAGTCTACTGCATTGGCTTGGTTTGAAATATACTTTGATAAAATAATTTTGAACTGACCCTCTGGTGTCATCTCTTGATCTGTCTTAACCTCTATAGCTTTTGATACCAGAGAAGTAACAAAAGCATCGTAGTCTGTTCTAGACATCATTGGAGGCATTGATTTAGTTTTGACCAAACACTTCTTTCTAAATTTATGTTGATCGTAAAGTTCTTCAACTGTGCAAACGATCGTGCTCTCTTGATTAATCGTAATGTGATAGATAGCATCGTCATTAGTTCCATACTGAGTTACATTACCCACATCAGTAATCACACTGCTCTCTCCTATACCAAACTTTCTTAATCTACACTTAGACTTATTACAAAAAGAACACATGGGTTGGTCTTTGCATTTGTACCCCCAGTCTTTTTTGTCTGCTTGTTTAATAATTTTTTCAATCTCTCTTGGACGCAAAGCCTCCTCAAAATAATCGTGATGAAACTTATGCACTTCATCTTCAAATGTTTCGCCATATTTCTTTTTTGCGTACACTGCATATTGAAATAAAAAATTATCTCTACTACCTTTTTGAACTTTTCCGTTCTCTGTTAGATATGCTTCAACACAATAAGGTGCGTCTGCAAACTCAGAGTTTTCTTTTTTTAAAGATAATTTTTTAAGCTCATCAGCTGTTATAGATTTCTTTTCTACCTCTGCTATAAAACCATCAAGATTTAATACGTTGCCTTTGTCATCAAAAGCATACCTATCTGTTTGATCTAATCCATTGTGATAAGGCATATTAAGAAAGCTACCAACTTCCCAGTCGCTTTCGTTGCCCTCACG